CTAACGGATTGCGCCTCTGCCTGCCAACGCAAGCAACACTCTGGATGGGGAAATTTTCCGGAGTGCCGACAGACGACCAGGAATAGGTTCGTTCGTGTGGATGACGTATGGGTCATCCTCTGCGAGAATTCGTGCCGCCCGCGCGAAATTCCCTCTAAGGACGTGTCGGTGAGCCTTTGCGCGTGCACGCGCGCTGTATAGTTCACGACACTCGGGGGTCTTTAGGGCATCAAGGGGGTCAACACGTTTCGCCGTGCTGATACGGGACTTCACCGATTTGCGATGGTCTTTGCTGCTCAGCCGTTTAGCTCCACCTGCGTGGATACCGGCTTCGAGACGTTTAACAGCGAGGCTCGTTGCGTATTGGGTCGAGAGTTCGCTCCTTCGAATTGCACCAGGGAAGTTCGGTCCGACTGTTATGCAGGTCTTCATCCGTGCCTTTAACGTGCGTGCGTCATCGGCTTCCGTGTCAGTGATGCGGTGTTGTGAAAGTCTCACCGCTCCGAACATTGCCATAGAGGAAACCGTTACGCGCGTTACGGGACCGCGTCCGCCTCCGCCGAGTTTGAGTGGTCCATGGCTGCCCAGTGCAGCGCTACCACCTACTCGTCGAGCGAGACGTCGGATCTTGGGATGAGTCTGCACACAGCCGGCTGGCGTTGTGCTGCCTAGCAAGGTATCGACGATCATATGGCCACGTTTACCGTCAATTGATCGAGCTCCCGATGCCTCGCCTAGTCGAAGCTCCGGCTTCGCAACGGCAGTCACACGCGTAACTTCTCTTCGTGCTCGCACCCACCTCTCGCAGAACACGCCCTCACTTACATCACCTACCTTTACCAGCGGTCTCCCTCGGAAGGACTTCTGTCGATTAGGCACACAGTTAATTGCCTCCAGAGTGTCCTCGTATCGATCCGCTTCGTCGTCAGTGCATAGAGCCGTCATGTCGTCCCCATTGACTGCGCTCGACGGAATTCCCGCTCGAGCGGTTGCAAAGTCATTGAGTACCGATAGGATGATCCATGACGGTCCCAGCCCCATCAGCGCGCCGCACGTGAGTCGCCACACTTTGTCACGCCATATGGCAGTGTGGTGGCCGCAGACAGTCGAGGCCGCCTGTATGAGGTCTGGTGGCGCACCCGTCAAGACGAGGAGTCGTGTAATGACGTACTGCGCTAATTGTACACTGATGCGATCGGAAGCTTTGGATTGATCCGCACTGTAGACGAAGACGCGTTCACCGTCAGTCACGTCGCGTGTGAGCCTAACCGGTTCTCCACTTAGCATACTCTTGTTAGCTTGAGTTTGTCTAAGCAGTGGCATTAGCCACTGTGTGATGGCACGTGCAGCCGTCACAATCTCTAATGGATGAACCGTGGCACCGCGCATTTGGCCCACGTGATTAGCGAAAACGTTGAGTCTACAGGGGGGTAGGTGGTGGTGGTTGTACTCAGTTCGCAGTTTGAAGCAAGCTTGCGCTAGCAAGGCTGCTGGCGTTATACGCACAGCTCTTGCCACAGGCCAGACCAACTGAGTGCTTGACCCTAGTGAGAAGTACATACGACCCAATCCTTTTACACTTGGCCATTCTCCCATCATACCTCGTTCCGGACCATCTCTGATGGTTCCGCGTGTGATGGGGAAAGGTCCTCCTGGTCTTGCAACAAGCACATCCCGTAGTGTAGCGAAGCGTTCCTGATGTATCCGGTTGATGTGATACTTGGCCTCCTCCACAGAGTACTTAGGTACACGCTGTAGGTCAAGTTCACTCGGATTCAGGACGGTCTTCCATGGGTGCGGTTTGAGGCCCGGAATGGGTGTTGGCCGCTTCTGGATACGATAATATCCACCTCGTGATACAATCCGAGTGGATCCAGTAGCTGGCCCCCATATACCTGAGCGTTTAGCCTCACGCTTAAGTTCCGCACGTAATCTCCCATGGAGTGCTATCATCTCCCGCAATTCAGCGATGCGAGAGATGAAGCTTCGGCTCTTCACCAGGATGAATGCAACCACCGCAATGCGAAAGCAATGCTTACCACCTCCGCGCGAGCGCTCGAGTAGGGACTCGAGGGCGCTCGGTTCGCGATCGCTCCGTTTGTGGGTGACCAGCTTCGAGTCATCCGGGCGATCATCGCGTAGAGGTGATTTGCTTTCACGTAACTCAGGTGGGGGGAGTGCCGCGATACGTTTCACGTCTTCGAACGTCACTCTGTGCTCCGATGGCTTCTGCCTCTTCTCTTCCACCGCTGGTCGGATACCGCACCAGATAGAAGCATCGTTCAGAGCACCTCCCACCCTCCTTCCTGAGGTTAGGGTTGCATTTGTTGCAGGCATAGGACAGAAGGACTTTCGGCAGAGCGATGACTTTCCGCTCGCTAGCTTTACCAGGAATCCATCCAGTTCGTGCATAACCTTTGACACAGGTTGCTTTAGTGGGGCAGTGATCCGCGCGATCGCTGCGTCGCCATACGACTGGATTTCCGATTCGGAAGCTAGGCATCGGTAGCCCCTTCTCAGGGTGCTCGCCAAGAATAGTGCACGCGTGTCGACTCCGCCCCTGCTGATCGCGGTCTTACTGGGCTCGCAGAACCCAGTGATCGCTTTCAAGCGCCGAGCGTCGCACCATTTACCGATTGCCGTATGTCCAAGTGTGAAGGATTGCCATATTAGATTGAGAAGTCCGACCAGACTGTGCAGCCTACGGTTGCGATCAACTTTCCGATCACCGCGACGAATTGGTGGCCATACCGAGCCACAGGCCAATTCGTATGCAGTGATTGTCGCGGGAAAGTTGACGGTCACCTGCCGCCATCGCTCAGATCCGAGCTTCGTCCGGAAGAAGTTGATGAGGCCTATGGGTAGTGCGCTTTCGGGAGTGGAAGGTGCGCTTGCCGAGGATGGATGGCTGGCAGGGAACGGAGGACTTGTCGTCCGACCAGAGAGGTTGAAGTTGTCCCTCTTCTGCTTAGTCTCAATCATGGTGACCTGTTCGTCTGTCACTCTCTTACTGAGAGACTTGCTTGCACCTGAACGCGCCCGTTGACTTTTAGTCTGTGCTCTCTTCGAGAGTCGACAGAGTCCGCGGAGTCGTTCAAAAGCTTTACATGGGCTGGCACCTTTGTAGTGCCGGTCCAACTCTTCGATTAGTACT